GATGGAGCAGGTGTCGAAATTGGCGAACCTGCCGATAGAATCGTCATTGACAATGGAAAGCCAAAGGCTACTGATATGCCAGTTGTAAAGGCTTTTGGAAACGACGAATTAGAAACTCTTGATTTGTCTGTTGGAAACATTGAGAAGGCTTACGAGGCTTTCCGTCAAGAACAACTTGAAAAGTTGGCTTACGGCAACCTCCAAAAGCAGTTTGAGGCTCGCTTCAACGCTGAAACTTCCCAAAGAGAGGATGTTCTCGCAAAGTCGCAATATGACGCTGCTAGTGAAATTGCTTCTCTTAAGCAAGAATTTACACAACTAAGAAAGTCTTTGACGGCTGAAAAGGAAACAATCCTAAAGGCTCAGGAAGAGGCTCAAATCAAACTCCCTTCATTGGATGAAATTGCAGAATTAGACTGGAATGACATTCATAAGATGGCAGGAGGTTATTAAGATGAGTGGATATATTAACACAATTGCAGACTTAGAAGCACAAACATACGGAATTGGTCTAGGCGGAAGCAGTAATATGCTTTTGAAGACAGCAGGAACAGTTAGCGGGATTCATGGAGGTCATGATGCCGCAACTCAAACCTCACCAACTAGCGGTATTGCGGGTAATCTTTACGGTGTCATTTATGGGCAAAAGGTTTGGTCAATGCTTAACAGAGAAGTAAATGCTCTCTCTATTATGTCAAAGCGACCATATACTTCAAGTGGTTGGAGAGTCCTTTCAAAGCGACCTGCTGGTGGAACAGGAAACTCTCACGCATTTAGTCAGACTGGAACAGATTTGGCAGGAACAGATGCTCCTAGACTCGACCATATTGGTGGTGTTCCTGAGAACGCATCTCTTTCTACTAGTGGAGATGGTTTGATTGCTATTGCTCCTGAATATTCTACACTCTTTATGAGTCCAAAGACTGTTGCTCATCAATTCGATTTCAGCGAATTGGCAATGGAAATGGCTCAAATTGATGATGGAATTGGCGACATTAGAGCGCAAATGCGAGAAGACATGGGTAAGCATCACGCTGAATCTCAGAATCTAATGCTTGTTGCTCCATTAGAAGCATATTTGCAAGCAGATAAGTCAAACGCTGCGGCAAACATTGAAAGAAACTATACCTCTCTTTACAAGGTTATTTCTTCAAATGCTGAATTAGACCAAATGGACACGGATAACTTCCCTGTTTCATCAATTACTGGAGACATTAGCGAAGCATACCATATTTACGGAACAAACCGTGATAGTGCTTCTTTCCTAGATTGCACTCTAGACTTTGGTGCTGGATATGCTAGCGGTGATTCTCGACCAATGACTCTAACAATCATTAACGGTCTTTTGCGACAACTCCGTGAAAACGGTGGTTCTCCAAAGGTTATTCTAACTGGATATGATACCATTCAAACGCTTTCTGACCTTCTACAATCTCAAGAGAGATTTATGGACAGAAAGGAAGTTGTTCCAACTGTTAATGGTGTAAGAGGAACAAAGGGTGCAGAAGTTGGATTCAGAGTTGCAACATACTATGATATTCCTCTAATTCCTGCTATCTCAATGCAAAGCACTTCGGCTGATTCGGGAACAATTAGCGATATGCTTTTCCTTGATACTGACCATCTATGGCTCGCTGTTATGAAACCAACTCAATACTTTGAGGATGGTATTAGTAACGGAAACCCATTCGGTGTTGGACAACTCGGAAACAGAGCATTGTATCGAACAATTGCAGAAGTTGGATGTTCATACTTCAAGGGTCAAGGTAAGATTACCAACCTTAAGTGAGGTGTTTTAATTGGCGAATACAATCACATTATTGGCAGACCATAAGGGTTATACTAGACCTAGAGTTGTTGGCGACGAATATATGGTTGATGCATCAGTTGATATTCAAACATATAGTGCGCCCGAAGTCGTTACTGCGGCTTCTTTAGGATTGAGTAGAATTAATCGAGCAATGATTGTAGAGATTGGTGGAGGGCAACAAAAACACAGTTTTAACTTAGTTGGTGGCCCTGATAACCAAAATAATCTTTACATAGAAGTAAATCTTGAAGATAATACTAGCGGTAAAGAAGCAGAATTATCAGGCGGCAATGCTTCTTTGGATGGAACACCGATTAAAGTCAGAGTTTACGGACTTGTTTGAGGTGATTAAATGCCTCAAGTGAGCCTAAGCGAAGGCGCAAACATTTCTCGACTAGAGACACCATATGGCGTTATTAGCCGAAGAGGAACAATTACTGTTCCTTCTGAATGGGCATTGTTAAAAATCAAAGACAATAATCTAATGTTTGTCTTTGAAGAATCTGATAGAGAAGACGTTTCTAAAACAGATGAAAAGACATTAGCCATTTTAAGTAGGGTCTTGGGTGAAGAATTAAAAACTTCTTTCGACCTTGAAAGCCTAATTCTACCAAAGAAGAAAGGACGAAAGCCAGTTAAAACTTCAACGAAGGCTACTCCGAAGAAGTCTAAACTTGAAGAATAGGCGATACTGTTAAGAGTCATAGCACTCAACAGACACTTGAGGCGATACAATGGGAGGATGCAGAACCAGTTTTGTCCAGTCAGCCAGTAAGATGATTGCAGTCGGTCAATGCCGATTAGTTTCTATTCATTCAGTCTTGACGGGTTCAAACCCGACGACAATCAAGGTCTATGATACGGCTACATCGGGTGCGGCAAGTGCGGGAAATGAAATGGCTAGAATCATTCTTAGAGCCTCCCCTGCAAGCCCATCTATGATTGAATTTGATATGCATGGAGTCATTGCTAATAATGGTCTATATCTAGAAATATCTGCTGGAACAGGAGAAGGCGCAGCAGTTTCCGTTGAATTCTCTTGAGGTGATTATCTTTGGCAGCATTAAATACTGATACTCGATTAGTCATGACAATTCTTTTTGTTGGGGCTTTAAGCGGAACAAATGTTTGGGCGTATGCTAAATTTGGAATGAACTTTCCATATGGCCCACTTGCTCATTCTGTTTTATTCGGTTTGGGAACAATTGGTTCTATTATGGTAATGAAAGCGGTCTTTGATTTAGCCCTCAATGATAGAATCGAGATGTGGCTACTTGATAGAAAGATTGCGTCATACTGGGAAAGAAAGTCTAGAGACGAACAACAAAGACAAAAGATGAGAGAGAGCGCAAAACAATATGGAGGAATAACTCCATTCTATCAGCCACAAATGCAAAGTGAAGAAGAAAACACAGTTGGAAGTGAATTCTTAGCCACTTTGCAATGAGGTGGTTAAATGGTCTTTGGAGACTTGATGGGTTTTTCTGATTCAGATTACGCATATAATCAGCAAAGAGCGCACTCAGCAGACCTATTCTTCATAAAAATGAAGTTTTTCTTTTGGGGCAGTTGTGCTACATTGTCCTCTTTCTTTATTGGAAACATTATGGGTGTTTTCGATATTAATATAATGGGTTGGATTATTGATGCGTTTACAGGCATATTTTCGCATTAGGTGGTTTTATGTATGTCCTTAATGACAGGTTTTGCAATTATAGTTACGGAAGCAATCGTGGGTTTTTACAAAAAGGTTCATGCAATCAATTTTGGAATTTATGGAGCAACAATGGTTGGTAAAACAACATTAAGTTATCAACTAAGAACAAGAGGAGAAGTGCCACAAATAAATGATAGAACAGTTGGGACAATTAGAGCGACAAGAAAAAACATCAAAATAGATGGAGATTCACATACAATAAGAAGTGCCGATATTGGAGGAGAAGCAATTTACTGGAAAGAATGGGAAAAAGACATGAGGAAAAGAAAACCAAAATACATTATCTTCATGATAGACCATAGACACTTAGACAACAACTCAAATTTAGACCATCAAGTAGCGTGGAAATTTTTAGTAGATACAGTCATCTCAAATATATGGTCAGATGGAAAAAAGAAAAAAGAAGCAGATTATCCCTTAGCAGTCGGAATATGGGCAAATAAATATGATATTTGGGGAAAGATTCACGAAAGCGACAGACCAATAGATAAGCATGAGATATTTGAACCGTTTGCATATGGAATGAGAAAACTTAACGATAAAGGAATACCTTGTTACAAATATATTGTTTCAGCAAAATCAGATTCGGAAATGGTTTACAAGGGAATTACCACAATGATAAAGGACTACTGATGATTATGTGGGAGAGTATTTTAAGAAAAAATATTGATGATATTTTAGATAGAATTAGAAATGAACCATTTAATGAAGAACTTTGGATTCATAACGAATACCCATCAGCCTCAATAACAATAGGTAATTTTGAAGAAACTAAGTATGAACATCTTAGCCCCGAAATACCAGATGAAGAAATAGAAAGAGCATTTAATGAAATAGTTGAAGAATATTATGCTAAACTTACTTTAGACCAAATAAAGGATAAAGATTTTGATTTTGAAGAACACTTGTCTAACATAATTGATAAATATAAAGAAAGACCTAAATTTAATAATAAATTCAAAGACTTAAATAAAATAGAGGAATGAAAGATGTATCAGCAACAAATTATAGGACAGACTGCCCCACAACATTTCAACCCCTTGTTGAATCCAATTCAACAAGCGAGAACTGTTGGAACGATTACCGAGTTTAAGCCATTGGCAATAAAGCCAAAGAAACAGAAAAAAGAATTTATTAAGGTTTTAACGGCTGAACCAAAGAAGTTTTTATGGATTAAATATGGTAAAAAATTCAATCTTAAAGAAAGATGCGTTGTTTGTGGCGTTCATCATATTTGGGAACAAGGTGATTATCTTAGACCACCTATGCCGTTGGACAAGGTAACGAAAGGTCGCCCATTAATGGGAACTTACTGCCCAAAACACGCTTCAATTTATCGCCAGTTGGAGATACTAGAACAGCAAATGCTCGCTGAAAGGCATGGTCTTGAATACAAAGGGTTCAAACCTAGAATGCCTAAAATTTTGAAAGGTGGCCCAATTACAAATCTGAGCAAAGAAGATATTGCCTCTCTTACTGCATCAGGTTATTTTATTAAACCGCCCACCCTCCGTGATAATAGGTCAGCCACAAATGAGGCTATCGAAATCATCGGAGAGATAAACATACTAACAGATAGGTTGAATTACCTGATGATACAAGAAGGAGTCAAGGTAACGAAGCCCATCGAACCAGTAGAAGAAGTTAAGGAGGACTAATTATGGGAATTTTAGGAACAAGCAATGGAACAGTATTAAATGCGGTTCAAGCACAAAATGATACACAATTTAAGAACGTAAACAATCTGCTATCTTTGCAGGATAATCATGTGGAAGAATTTTTCCAATATCATGGAGAATTGTTTCTTAATGCCTTTGAACAATTGATGGAAGATGTAATTGAAAGAGTAGTTTCTCAAATGCTAGGTAAACTTTCATTTACAACGAGTGGCGGAGCAATTACTCTAAATCCTGAATGTCTAAGAGAGTATGAAAGAATTACTCAAGAAAATATTGACTTAGATATTCAAAAGATTCTAGCAACTGCTCTAAATGCAGAAGTTATTAATCAAAGAAAAATGGCAAAGCAACAATATCTCGAATCTCAAGGATTCAATAACCCAATGGGAATGAATGGTGTTCAACAGGCTCAAGGCGGATATGGTCAAGCACAACAAGCGTATGGTCAAGGAATGAGTGCTGTGCAAAATGGGAGTGGCTATCCAGTCCCGCCTAGTGGAAATGACGGATATGGACGACCTTACTGGATTGACCCCCAAACAGGACAAATGAGTTATGAGCCTCCATCAGCAGGATTAGGCTTAAGTTCAGCAATCCAAAAAGGTGCTGCGTGGGCTAAGTGGTTGATGTGAGAGTGATTTTCTTTGGAGTCTATTGAGTTTGAATTGGGTGATGAGGAAAGAATAGTCTTACCCGATATGGCCAAAACTATGAAAGAAAAATTTGGTAGATTTATCTCAAAAGAAAAAGACGAAGATAGTTTTAGAGACAGTATTAAGAGAACCATCAAAAGAGAAAAAAGAATGGGGAATGCAGACGTTCTTCTTGAAAATCTTTCAGCAGTATTGCGAGAGGCTCTAAAAGATACAGATATTTCTTTTGCTGCATACCAAGAAGATAGTGAGGCTTTTGCTGATTATGCTAGAGGTGAAGGCTCAGAAGATAAAATAAAATTTGCTAAAACTACACCTCTTTATGACTTATTTACAGATAGAGAAAAGTATCTGAGAATGATTGGCGCAACTTCCATGAAGTTCGATAGAGATATGCAAAGTTTTCCTAAATATGATTTTGAGGACTATCTAGATAAACAGGATTTAGAAAAAATCTTTATTGAGAGTGGTATTAGTAAAAATGCTCAATTATATATTTATGTAGATGAGTTTACCAAAGAATTCAGACAAATCATAGAAAATTCTAGAGAACAAAAGTTAGAAGATTCTAAAATTGTAAATTTGCTTTTTGCAAATCCAGATTTTATCAATAGTTTGAATATCCAATATTCCTTTGATAAGCAAAAAGAAGATGAAGATATGGATGATATTTTTATCGAAATCCCAGAACAGCCATCTAGCGTTACTAAATTGGCTTCTAGTTTTGCAGAACATTATGTTCAATTCATCCGAAATGACTTAGGAATTAAAAGCGGTGGGTTTATTCCCGCAGGACAAAATTATGCTCCTTCAGGTAGAGATATTAGAGTATCTGAAGTAGAATATAAGCCAGTTGGGAAAGGAACTTCTTTTACTATTGATGTTTCCCAATTATTAAAAGGTTTCACATACGAGACTTTTTTAAAGGAATTAAAAGAAAATCTTGATTTAGATGATGAAGATAACAGGCAGGATTTGATGGCCATTACTGTTGGTAATGAAATAATTAATGGTATTATATCAAGCGACTTTATTAAAAACATAATTACAAAATTAGGAAACATTGAAAGATTAAAAATGTTTGAGATAAGGGCAAATGTATCTATTCCTACACTTAGAAAATCTGAGTGGAAAAAATCTAGCGATTCTGAAAAAGAAAAACTGCTGTTAAGGCCATTAAAAAATGTAAAAATAACATTAAACTTAAGAGAAGCATATATTGGTCGCTTTGATTTTAGTTATTATTCAAAAGCAGGAGAAGTTAAGAGCGACAAGATGAATGACCATTTAAATGAAATAAGAACTAAAATTAGTTTTTTGTCTAAATTTGGAGTAGATGGAGGGATTTAATGTCAATCACCTCATCACCTAGCGACTATTCCTTAGCAGGAACACCTGACTATTCAGCAGGAATTGGTTTTTATACTGACTATATTCAAGTTGCTGATTTACTCCAAGTTCCTCGTTTTGATACTTCCGCTACTTATCCAACAAGAGCGCAGGTTGGAAATATCATTAAAAGAATAGAAGGAATAGTTGATGATAAATTAAAAAGAAGTTATAGGCCAATTATCACTAAAAAGGAGATTCATAACTTTGAATACACAAATAAGCCTGGAATGACGTTATATGGAGGATATGTCGGTTTTATTCAGTTAAGACAGATGAAAGTTCAAAAGGTTATTTCTTTACAAGTATGGTCAGGAAGTGGCTATAAAGAAATTGCATCAGCAGAAGCACAAATAGAGTTATTAGAAAACTTTAGAGATATTCATTCTATTGTTTTACAACTACCAAATGAGAGTATAGAATTTACTTTAATTGCTGAGAATAATGTTGCTAATCTAGGAAATGATGAATTTTCTAATACCTTCGGAATCAAAACTACTGCTAATGATATTGTTTCTTTAGTAAACGAAGAATTCCCTTCTACTAGACAATATACGAATGCTAGCGCAAATAAGGCTTTAACAGGGACTAATGTTTCTGATAGTTCTTCATCTAATTTATCCGTTTCAGACTTTTTCTTTGCCCAAAAACAGGAAGGAAACGGGGCAAAAATCCTCATATCCTCCCTACTTTCGGGGGATGATGGGTCAGATTGTGTGGTCAAAATAAAGACCCAACAGACTTGCACAACAACCAATACCTCAACGACCTTGACCGTTGCGGATTCGTCAAAGTTGGCCGTTGGCATGGCCGTAACAGGAACAGGTATTACAGGAACAGTTACTATTGCATCTATTTCAAATTCAACAACAGTTATTCTCGATAATGCTGCTAGTGCAGGTGCAACAAATACTCTTACCTTTACAGCCACTAATTCTTCTATTCCAAACATTGTTGGAGTTACAAGATTTACCGACAAAGAAGATATGAAACGCACAGGAGATTATTGGCTTTTAGGAGAAGAAGGAAGAATATTCTTTTTACAGGACTATCCATACCATACTCGAAACTCTATCTTTGTTTCTTATATTGCAGGGAATAACCGTGTTCCTTCCGCAGTCCACGAAGCAGCCACAAAACTAGTTGCTGCTGAGATTATAAGACATGATGACCAAAGCGTTTTAATTACAGAAACAGGTGCAAATATTTCTACTAAGGAAAAGTATGATATTCTTAAGAAAGAGGCTATGGATATTTTAGGCGGAAAGGCCGATATTGTTTATTTTATTGAGTGAATAATATGATAGAACTAAACCTAAGAGTCTTTGACGATTTACTAAGAATCGAGAAAGAAAGAAACTTAGCAATGAAAGAATTATCAGAAAGTTTAGGAATAGACATATCATTTAGCGAAGATGAAATAATGAAAAATGCCCTACAAGCATATGAAAAATACATCGAAAGGGAATTGACAAAGGAGGTTGAAGGATGGATGAAGTCTCTCTTCTCATAGATTTAATCAATAGTAATTGGTCAAGTAATGCTACTGCTTTGGTAAGTGCAGGAACAATTTCTGCTACTCATGCAGTTACTCCCGAAGTTATTGACATTCGTAGCATTACTGCAAATAAGGCTTCTAGAGTTGATTTAGGAAGATACCCTGCAACTATTGTCATTTTTGAAGATTCCCAGACAATCGAATACCCAACTGTTCATTATGATATTAGAAATGAAAGTTATACTTTCACCCTGCATATTCGGGTGCTTCATGATGAGCGTTCAGGATTTGATGCTTCACACGGCAAAGACAGGCTAAGGGCTATATACTTGATACTTCGTAGGGTTCTTGAGAGCAAACGGACAGGCTATACTGCGAGCGACGGTTCTAAATTCAATCAATTATTTTTGGGTTCAAGAAATGAGTCAAACGACAGAGCAAAAAAGTTATTCGGATATAAAGTAGATTTAGAAGCAAAAAGATTCGCATTAAGTATTCCCTAGTAAGTTTGTTAGGTTAGGGGGAGAAAAACATGGTAAACAACGAAATATTTTTAGGAAGCGGAGCATCAACTACATTAATTCCAGAACAGGACATTTATATGTCTCTTGATGGAACTGGAGGTTCAGCATTAGGAGCAATTGTTATTCCTGATACTGCGTTTACAGATGAATACCGCTTTGTTCCTAATATTTACGTTGGATGTATTCTTGAACTTTATACTAGTGCAGATGTATTGATTTCTTCCCATACTATCAAATCTAACAGTAAAACAGCATTTGTTCTTAATTCGGATAAATCAGCGGGTTCGGCTTCTTATGCTTATTTAAGAGCCTATGGCGCACCATCTCCTCACCCAATTGTTTCTACTAGAGAAGCACTTTTGGCAGATAACTGGCTAGGTATTCTAGAAAGCATTACTTTCCCCAACCTCAGTCAAGAATTAAAGCAATTGAATCTTGGGCTAGGTGGAACAAGAAACTTTTCATATCAATATAAAGGAATTAGAACTGCTGATAATGGCTCAATGGCTCTAGTATCAAATACTGGAATTTGGTTGTATTATGCTCTAGGTGCTTGTGATAGTATTTCTTATACTTATGATAATACTTCTCCAATTACATTAACTGTCTCTGGACAAGAGCCTATTGAAACAAGTGCTGATGATGCAATTTTTATTGAAGGCGCAACAACATCAGGACAAACTGGTTCAGCAGTAGTTACTTCTACTGGCCCTCATTTTTACAGAACAGAAAAAGGTGGAAGAACAGTTGTTCCTCCTGTTGATTTTGAAATCTTCAATACTGGTGGTTTTCAACAACTAAATATTGCTTCTGATAACCGTCCTGATAATATTACTTATGTCTTTAAGGAGTTAAATACAGACCAACTTCCTTCCTTTAGTTTGGAACAATCTATTTCTAAAGACCCCGCTACTTTAACAACGGACGCTACTTCTACTGCTGATGAAAGCACTTCTTTTACCCGAATTGCGAGAGGCTGTAGAATCAACTCATTGACTCTTGAAGCCTCAGAAGGTGAAGAATTAAAGATGAACATGGATATTAATGCCCGTCTTGTTGATAGCATTACTGATATTTATAGAGACACTAATACCACTCAAGTTTGTTCTCAAGGTGGAGCAGGAACTTCTCTAACTGTTGCTGATTCGAGCCTTCTAAGTATTGGAATGGCTGTTACAGGCCATGCTAATTTGGCTGCATCTACAACAATTTCTTCTATTACTAATGCAACAACTGTTGTTCTTTCAGCAACAACCACTTCAACGGGTGTTCCTTCTTCAACTACACTAACATTCACAAACAACCCAAATTACGTTGCTAGAGCAGGTCAAACTAGTAACGATAATCTCTTTAATTGGAGTGCAGGAACAGAACACGGTGCGCCATTCTTCTTCTCACAAGGAAGTTTTGAAGCATTCGGACAACAATTCTTGAAGGTAAATTCAGTTAGTATTGTTATCAATAATAATCTTATGGATAAGAGATACATGGGTGGACATCGTGATATGAAGGAAGGTATTCCTGCACAGCGTTCATATGAAATTACTTTTGAAGCAGTTATTACAGATGATAAACTCTTTACAGAAATGCTGAACGAAACAGAAGTAGAGGCTTCTTCAAGTAGAGTAAGATTTGTCTTTGAAAAGCCAGACACTTCTGAAAAGATTACTCTAAACTTTGAAGATTATTTCTTAGATACAACAGAAATTACTATTCCTGATGATAAAGGGCCAGTTAGTTTTAGTTCTACAATTAAACCAAGAAATCTTTCAACAGTAAATACAGCAGGTAATTCTGCTGTCGGTTGTGAAGTTATTACAGACTTTGTTCTTATGGGGTGATTAAATGAGTTACACTAAAGCACAGAAGAGAGCATTAATGTCTCAAAGAAAACTTGAGAAGAAACAGAAGAAAAAGCCTAAGAAGGAGACTCCAAAGAAATCCGAATTAGCAGAATAATATTCCACCAACACCGTTTGTTTGTTTGTTGGTATGAAAGGTGGATGAAATGTTAGAAAAAAAAATTGTAACTGATAAGACTGTGCTTTTTGCACTAAACGAGCCTACGCTACATTGGATAAAAGTAGCACCTGAAAGCGAAGAATATCTCAAAGTGTGGGTAAAAGAACCCACATGGCTTGAGATTGATAAAGCCATTAACAGCGTTATGAAGATTGATACTTCTAAGAAAAGTATGGATTTAGACCTTAACGCAATGTTTCGATACATGGTTGAGAACTTTATTACAAAGACAGAACCTTCGCTTTCGACAATTGATATTCTCAGATTAAATTCCTATGTTGGTAATCAACTCAAAGAAGTGATGCCAAATCCTTTTGATTCTCTTTCGGGGGATGACGAAAAAAACGAAGACTAAGGAGGGCGATGACGGGTGGTGAAATACGACCACAAGATGCTTCTCTCCTTATCGTCTATACGCTATCGAAAGCGTTAGCCATAAGCCCTTTAGAAATATACAAGATGCCCAGCAGTTTAGTTTCAGATTTGTTAATGATGGTGAATATACAAAATGAATTAGAAGCGAAAGAATTAGATAAGGCGAAGAAAGGGTTGTAGTATGGCGAGGGGCGGAACGGAATCTAAACTTAACGTCCTCCAAACGGATGTCAATAAGTTAGTTACTAGAATGAAAGATTTGGAAAAAGCCTCTACCACAATGGCAGATGCCATTGGAGACTCCTTTACAAATATGGAAAAAATTCTAGAAAAGACCGAAAAAGCCTTTGAAGCGATGGACAAAATTGTGCAAAAGTCCGATGAAAATTTCAATACATTAGCGAAAGACATAACAGACATGAATGCTGCTTTTACTAATTTTAACAATCAGACAAATGCTCTTACACAAAATCAACAACAACTAGAGACAGTTTTACAAGGCGTTACAGCACAAGTAGCGCAACAACTACAAGCAGTTGAGGCTACGGTTCAAGCCAATTTAGCAGCAGCAAACGCTACTGATACTCAGAAGATGCTAAATATAGAAAGAAAAAGAAGAATAGAATTAGAAAAACTCAAAGATACTTACAAAGATTTGTTTGCGGAAAAGAAAGAGTTGGATGGTCTAGATACTAGAACTAGACTTATGGGCCAAACTATTCAAGCAATGTATGACCAAACTGGTGATAGAAAACTTCCTTTCTTTGAAGGACTAAATGTTTATCTAGAAAAAGGAGGAACTAGAGCAGAATACTTTGCTCAGTTTTTAACTTCTACAAGAGAAGAATTGAAAGTCTTTGGAGTAGAAGTCGCTAGCGTTAGAAGATTCCTATATGGTTTTATGCCATCAGGAACATTTAGATTAGTAAACAAATTCGCAACTGCGCTAAACTTTGTTGGAGGAACAATGCGTAGTTTACAGGCTGATTCAGAAGATGCTGGAAATGCGATTACTAGAACATTATTGGCTTCCACTTTTGATAAGAAAGGTTTTGAGCGTTTAGGCGATAAACAAAGAGAAGCACAGAAAACTGTGAGGTCTACAACAGGAAAAATAGGCGCACTTACAAGAAAACAAAATCAAGCGGTATCTGCAACAGAAAAAGATGCGATTGGAGAACAAATAGAGTTTTTAAGAAAAGTTTTGGATAAGCAAACAGAACGAAATAATGAATTAAAAGACCAACTAGTAAATGTAGAAGAGTCTTTTGCTTTTAAATTGGATGGTTTAGGAAAAACTATTGGCGGAGGTTTACTAAAGATAATAGACAACCCGCTGACTAATTATAGATTTAATCTAGGTCAAAAAGCAATAACTAACATATCGAAACTAGTAGAAGGAACAGTTGAAATTATGGATGATACTAGAATCGCTCTAGCAGATGTAGCAGAAAACGGCAATTTTGTAACGAAAAGACTTGCCAAAATAGCAATAGGTTTTGGTAAATTTATGAAGTTTTTATTGATGGCTTCTATGTATCTAGTATTGTTTGGAATTACTATCTTTGTTTTCCAGAAAATTTTTATGTCAATCAAAGATAGACTAATGGAAGCCGTAAATTTCTTTACAGGCCCAATAATGTATTTTGTTGGTGCTGCTTGGAATGGATTACAAGGGATTCTCGGTGGATTTATGACAATTATTACTGGTTTATTTGGCGGAGACTTTGGGGAAGTATTGTCGGGGCTATGGCAAGTTGCCGTTGGAACATTGAAGGTTCTAGGAAGTGCCTTAGTGATATTGGCGATTGGTCTTTTAGGAACAGTTCTTTCAATTGGTTATGCATTACTGATGGGAGCATTTGATTGGATAAAGGAAAGAGGATGGAAAGTAATTGGCGACCTTGTTTTAATAGCAGCAGGTATCGCTATTACTCTCGCTCTTATTGCTACTTTGCCCGTTCAATTACCATTTATCATTGTTGCTGCTATGAGCGTTGTAGTGGCTAAACTACTCAAAGGTCTAGGAAGCGCAATAGGGCTTTTTGCAGATGGAGGAGTAGTAAATACTCCAGTATCAATAGTTGGGGAAAGAGGGCCAGAATTAATGTTTGGAAAACAAGGCTCTAGAGTTGTTTCAAATGCTGATAGTAAAAAGATGATGGGAGGAAAGACAGTCAATAACTTCAACATAACAATCAACGCTAAAGATACCTCTAAGGCCGAGATGAGAAGAATGGCTGATGAGATTGGCCGTATGATTAGTTCTAAGATTAACAGAAGCACATCTTCAAGCACATTCAGGTGATATTATGACAAGCACAGTTTATTTAAAACTCAAGAAAAATTCGGGAAGTGCAGTAGTAGATACTATTCCTTTGAAAGTCGTTGGTGCTAGCATTTCAGTAGACAAACAGATTCCCGCATTCCCTATTCCTTTAAGTGGTTTAGCAACTGGTGAATCGGTTACTGCTGCTTTGGATTTAGGGATGTCAAGTAAAAGAATCGGCTTACAGGGTATTATTACAGAAACTACAATTAAAAGAAGCCACACTAAAACAGGCGGAACAGAAGATACTCTAACATTTACTGCACATGAATTAGCCCAACTCATTGCTTCGGGTGTAGATTCTACTGGTGTTGCAGAATATCAAGCAATTGATGAGTTGGTTCTTTTGATTCCTTCTAAGGTAGATGAAAACTATATTCAAGTAACTGAGAGAAATATACCATTAACATTTAGAGCAAGAGGCGCAGAAAATGAAAAGGATAACACCAAAGTTGGTGGCGCACAGCCGTTTCCTGCAAATGATTTATCGGGTGGAGTCAAAGGTTTTATTCAGCAATTTTCTTTTGAATTAAGTGCTGAAACTACTGAAATTACATTCAGCCTTGATTTCGTTGTTGCAAGTGTTCTTCCTTGAGGTGCTACTATGTCTTACGCTATTTTTACAGGAAAACAACGCTCTCTTGTTTTTCCTGTTATGTGTAATGGTTTCTTAACCATAGACTATTCTGATAATATTTCTACTACACATTCTGATGCTAGCGATATTAAATATGGACTTTGGGCATTAGATGATAACTTTACATTTGAATGTGTTGTTACTCCATATGATGTCAATGGTTATGGTATTCACAGAACAGCAGGAACTTTTAACAAACCAGCAAATATTACAAAGACCTCCATTAGCGGAGGCAACTCCTATAATACTTCTACTAAGAAGATAATGCCCGCAATTGGGCAGGATATTGTTGCGGCAGGAAATAAAGACAATCATGAAAATGAAAGATATTTGACTAGAGCAAATCGTATTTCTCATGAAATGCGAATATTTCACAATAGCAATTTTCAAGTAAGTTTAGTAAACGATACTTTGCACACAGAAAACAACCCTGCTAGATATAAAATCAAAGTTGGGATTAAATTAGGTTCGGCCTCTATAGAATATTTTACAAGCGATACGGTTATTTTACCGAATTTAGGAACTCAATATGATTCCTTTGCAGAGAAAGGATTTGAGTCTGATGGTAAAATGAAATACAAAAGCATTGGTTCTACGACGAGTGCTTTTAGTAGTAAGGTCGCCAACTTAACAAATGCTAACCAACACGTATTTGATGGTAAGGAAGTATTTATTCGAGACGGCTTGACCTTTACTTCTTTTGGTATTGTTCATACTGCTAACTCTAGTAGCCTAACGTTGAAATTAGACCCTTCAATTTCTGTTCCTTCGGGAAGTGAAATTTTTATTCATGATGAATTCTTTGAACCGAGTTACATCAACAATACCTATCACATAGCGTGTGCGTGGAATAATACAACTAAGAAGATTGACATATTCTTTGAAGGCCGTCTGGTCAAAACAGGAACGCATACACAGACAGATTCATTTACCTTAGAGGCAGAAGATTGCTATATCGGGGCGAATGGAACTGGCACAAATACTGCGCTAGATACGGCTACAACTAATAATCAATTTATGGGAGAACTGCATGAACTTAGTATCATGAACATTAGAAAAACAGAATTTACTGCAATTAATAATCTCATGCCTAATCTCAACAATACCGTTCTTTACTTAAGATTCGAGGAGGTGGATGAATGAGTTTAAATATTCAGGGTGATGATTTTAATGCACCAACAAATCCCCAATTAACTTCTAGTTCTTCTGATTTTTCAGATGGTGATAGAATATATACTGCTATTGTAAAACATGGAGGAGTTTCTGTATCTATTACTGGATTTGGTGGAACGGTTACTGAAAATTCTAATCTTGCTAATACAAAGGGATTTAGAGTTAAGTGCTATGATTCTTTAACCACAACAGGAGTTAGGTTTAATCCAACAGATTGGGATTCGGCCACACAGACATTTACAACAAATGATTATTTTGTTTTATTGTATTCGGATAGTCCATTTCAACACCACTTCGCTAAAATTACAGAAGTTAAAACAGAAGATTTGATAGGTGATGCTTTTGAATTTGAACCAAAATTAGGTAATGAAATTCCAAAAGACACTAAATTTATCATATTCCAAGTTACACAAAACACAGATATTGTTGCTCTTTCTTTAGGTATGCTTCAAGATGATGATGCTGAATTAGAAGATGAATTAGCAAGAAGAATGTCTGTTGCTCGACCATTATTCTATTTTTATGATGGCTTAGATAAAGAAAGAGAGTTAGACCACAATACTAAATATTACGCTATGAGAGAATGCGGAACTGCAAATACCTATACTTTAGATAATACCGACCCTTCAAGAGCATTTGTTACAATTCAAGACTTTGGAAAAACAGTTATTGATTATAGTAAATTTAGCCATAGAGTTAAATTGACTGATAAATTAAGAGATTTAGATGCAATTATAAATACTGACACAAATGAAGGTATAGGCTATACTCAAAATACTACAGATTATGATTTATGTTATAAAAACGCTAGAAGAATAGCAGATGATGAAATTAATTCGGCTGTTTATACTGGGCCAATTCGGTATTTACATTATGACTTTTCACCAACAAAATCAAACGTATTATACAACGTCTATGACCATGCAAATACAGAATCTATTGATGGTAAAGGTGGTTTTTCAGAAACATCAGTATTAGATAATGCAAGAATTATTCCTAGAAAGATAAAGGAATTTTATGCATACAGAGCAAGACACAATATTCATCGTGGAGATTTTAACGCTTTCTTTCCTCTTAAGACTACTTATGATTCATCTACCTCATCAACAGTATTTTCGTTTGAAACTGAATATGATTTAGGAACGGTTTTGAATGCAGGGGATGAGGTTAAACTTGGAGATGAAATTCTTGTGGTCAATTCCTTTGGCACTCTATCGGGAACAACACAGACCATTACCTTTCAGAATAGCGGAGGAGGCTCTCCTCTACCCTATGCTAGAACAGAACTAGAAGGAGCGTTTACAGCCCAATCTATTACCCCTACAAGCGGAGACATTCTATACAGGAGGGCATATAACGCTACGGACAAAACCCTGCTTCTAGACACGCATCTATTGAACGGACGTTTCAGTAAAATGTATGTCTCATTTATTTCTCATAATCACATAGACAGGTTCGCTACTGTAACGGCTTGCGATTCTACAAAGGGAATGATTACACTAGCATTTGATGACGATTCTTATAATAGCAATCCTTTAAGTTTCACAAAAGGACAATATCAATTATTTATTGAAAGATTCAATGGAGAGATAGAAAGCATAGAATCTAAAAAAGAAAATGGACAATCTATTGTAGAAATTAAAGGAAGAGACAAGTTTAACAAATTACTTTCTCCTATTGTAAACCTTAACACTTTGTTTAGTGAAGATATTATTTATTCTAGCAATAGCCCATACAATAAATTAGAAGAACTTAATTCAGGAGATACACATACTATTGCTTTAGGAGATACTCAAATTGATTTAGATGTTCTTATATCAAATACTTCTGTTTTAGAAGGAAGAGTTTTTGCTGGCGTTAGGTTATTTGGGCCAAATGGTTATGTTGGCGAAATTACAAATCTATCTTTTCACACTTTTAACACAAAAAGAACATTAATAATTACACCTGCGATAACAGAACTTAATTCTGAAGCATTGTATATAGATACAGAAAAAAATTATGTATTATCAAAATCGTTAAGTTCATCGCACTTAGCAACAAATAAGCCAACTTCATTAACAGGTGCAGCAAATAAGGGCTTAATTTTTACAGCAGGTAATAAAATTAAATCAATTAGAAAAAGTGCCACAACAACATCATCAAATACAACAGTAACAGTTGCAGATACTTCGGACTTATTAGTTGGTATGGAGGTAAAAGAACATCCCTTTATTCCATCAGGAGCGACAATTGTTTCTATTGATAGTGATACAACCTTTACAATAAGTTCTGCTGCTACTTTTAATTTTCCCGCAGAAGCAGTATTCTTTGGCGGGGAAGGAGATAGTTTAGTGGCTACTAGTGCTAATACAAACGAGGGAGCAATAGGATATGCAATCAATAGTCCTTCATCTATTTCAAATGATTTTTCTTTTCAAACTTTATTGAAAGATGAGCATGGTAGTGCGGGAGCATCTTCATTTGATACTGTTAATACTTTAATTGATTTTGAAGTAGTTTCAACTACAAAAAAGAATAATGTTACTGAAATTGAACTAGCACCTTATGTTCCTATTACTTTAGGCAGAAAAACTCACTTCTATGAAGATGTTAGTGAAATGTCTTTTACTAGTGTAGGAACAATAGCGCAAAGCATTGGTAACGTAGATAACTTATACTTTAAAATGTCTACTTCTAATACTCATAGTTTAAATAAAGGCGACCCTTTATTTTTTGTCCCAAATGAAACCCCTAATGCCGATAAAGTATTTATTGGTCATGTTTTTAATATTAGGCACACAGCAACAACTACAAATTCAAATGAAACTTATATCCAATTAGATAGAAGCCCTGAAGATTTAGATACTGGTGATTTTATATTTTTAGGGACAAAACCAACTAATGAATTGGCTTTAATTAATGGAGCGCATCTTTGGGGAGGAAAAATACTAATAGCGCCTCATCCTAAATTAAATTCAAATAATAATATAGTTCCATTAAATGTAGAAAGCACAACCATTTCTGGTGATTATTTTAGTAGATTTGGACAACCTTACTATAAAATAACGGGAATATCTAATGGAACATTTGGATTAAATTTACCTTTAGTTAAAAATGGTTCAAAGACTATAAGAACACCTTACCCATTCAAAGGTAAATTTAGTTACTTAGCAAATTCTTATAATTTTAAACCAAACATTTCTTCCAGTAACATAATAAATGCCCATACTACCTCTAGTTCATATAGAGTATTGCCTTTAGAAGAAAGAGGATTAACTAGTGCATTTGGCTCTAATTTTTCTGATACCCGTATTCATCCCACCGCTAATCGTTCAATATTAAAATTAGGTTTTACTGAACAAAGAACAAAGGCAGCATTAACTTTTGATAGTGAATCTTCTGCAAGATTATTTATTTATGTTAATGGGGATATTTTACCATATAGTAGTTTAAGAAAAGACAGTTTAATGTGTGACTCGAATAAGGACATAAATAATTATAATTTATTTTTAATGGAAAATAAAAAACAAAAAGATTCTTTATTTGGAGGCGGAGATAGATTACTTCTTAAAGATAATAATTTTCAAACAGTAACATTCAACACTTCTCAAGATATATCCCAACTTAATAGGTTTGGCATAATGCGACTTACTGAGGTATGTTTTGACTTCTTTTACAATACAATTAATCCAGAAAAACCAATTCCAAAGGCTAGAAATAATGATAATTATGGTATTGAAACATTATTAGGGACCAGCACATCCGTAGGAACAATTAGCAGCATTGTTGATGATGTGATTGAATTTACTGGTTCAGTGAGCGTTTCTACTAATGACTTCCTTTATGACGATAAAGGTAGATTGATAGGGCAACTACAAAGCGGGACACCTATTAGTGGTAATCAATATAGATTAAAAGCAGATGGATTTTTAACAAATAATGGAAGTGCTGCAACAAATTGTATTAAAATATCACATACAACTGTTGTTAAGAAAGGAAGAAATAAAAAAGATACTTTTGCTAGAGTAGATTCTGTTTCTTTACATCCCCTAAAGTGCTGTATTATTCCAAAAGATAGCCTTTATGGAAGTAACTCAGGAGATGATGCTTATTCTGCTAATAATAACGCTGCTTTATCATTTAGTGGAACAGGTGGTGGAAATAGAGATTCAGAAATTGTTGGCCCAGTTGCATTTGATTCTAACATTTTAGGAAACGCAAATTACAATGTCGGACAATTTGCAGTATTACAACAAATGACAGCACATACAAATAATCAATCGGCTACGTCAATGATATCCAATAGAGGACACAATTCAATTATTGGTGTTGTTTTAGATAGATTTGGAATAGAGGATGGTGCAAAACATAGAGCAATTGAAGGTAATACTAGTCAATTATTATTAGGAGATACTCTTAATACTTTAACAATAAATAGTGCAGATTTTCACGCAACTGTGGGTTCTTTATATTCTTTTAAAGGATTCGATAATGTAAATGCTTCTAGTAGGTCATATGGAGGCTCTAGGCCATACGAAGCAGATGGGGTAATTATGTGCTTTAAGCCAAGACTTTGGATTGATTCAGATGCTTCGACTGGTAATTATTCAGTAAGTGACATTACTTCTTCCGCAGGAACTCTTAAAAAAGTAGTTATTAAAACAACAAGACCAACTGCTTCTGGACAAATAACATTCTTTAATACGTTTTTAAAATTTATTGATTTAACTGGGTGTTATCTTGTTCCAGAAAGTGGAGTAAATGCTCAAGGGACAAGTATTACAGGTCAAGGGTTTGAAACAAGAGCAGGAATGAATAATTCAATTCCTCAAAATGGAACAAACAATAATGAGTTAATTTATGTCATTTCTCATGAAGTTTCTAACAGTGATAGCGAAGAACACCACTTAATTTGCACAGCAGAATTAGAAGACCAAACTGGATATAGAATACTTCAACCTAATGAAACTTGTTTTTATGAATTTATGCCAAAAAGCATAAAGTTTAATTTTCTTTCTTCTGAATATACTAAAAAGGCTTATAAGAATGAAGTTTATGATGAAATAAAAGATTCTTATTTTCATAAAGATGGAAAATTACTAAATAATAGCATTTATTCAGATGAAGGGATTTTATCTATGTTTGTTATTGTTGATACTGATAAACAGTCTACTGAAGATAGTTTAGTATTAACTTCCACAGAAAATTTCTTTTCAACTAAATTACCAGATGGTAATTATATTATGAATTTTAGCGATGGAGAAGAATCTGAAAAAATATCATTTACCTCAAAATCTAATGCAAAACACGAATCTATTGAATTAGGCAAGGGAATAAATAGGCAGGGAATTGTTTCCGTTTCTGAAACTTTTACTGTAACTTCAAATGATACATTACAAATTAATCCTAGTAGGGCCTGTATCGGAACAACTGTTAGCATTGGATTAGAAGGAGAAGATTTAATCAATGAACTTTTAGAAACAGAAGGGACACAATTTCAAACAACAGGAACAGATACTCCTATGTATTTAGCACCAAACTATCAAGGTGTTGATTTATATTCTGCTATCAATTACATTTTAGATAGAAAAGATATGAAAATTGTAGAAGAAAATGATGTTTTTAAGATTGTTCCTGAAGATGAAAATGAATACTATACCAATATTACTATTGACGATAGCGGAGATTATTTAATATCTGAATTTGAGAAACAAACCACTTTATTTGACTTCTATAATGAAATTATTGTTTATGGTTCTTCACACAAAGCAACTCGTAAAGATATTCGCTCTATTAATAAAAGAGGAAGAAAAACCTTAGAAGTGGTTGATGGCACATTGCTTACGCAGGAAGAAGTAGACAAAAGGGCAACAAAACTACTTAGAATACATTCAAGATTTAATCAAAGGTTATCCTTTACTATGCAAAATAAAGGAATCAATCAATTGAGAGTCGGTGATATTGTAACTGTTTCACTTCCTAGAGAAAATATTGAGACTGGGCAATTCATTGTTTTAGAAATGGAACATCAACTGGTTGGTTTCATTAAACTGCAACTGGGTAGATACACCAAAGACTTATCCGACATTTTCTCAGAACTTTTGATTGCTAGTAAAGAAACGAAATCAGCATTGAGAAGTGCTGACCTAGTGGCCAACGAAATCTCCTTTAACTTCCTAGATACCCTCAATACCAAAGAACTTAAGTTGCTTGTGCGTAAGAGAGAAGCGTCAGGCGGGATGACTCTCGGCTTCGGAACAACACTTGGATTTACTAGTGCATTAGGATTTAACGGTGGAACAGTTACTATCACCAATTTACTGGAGGAGGATTTAGCATGATTACCGATGAATTAAAAACATTAATTGCAACTCACATCAAAGATAATCTTTTTGATAGTGCTAAGATAGGTCTTGGGGGTAATTCAACAAACCCTACTGCTACTGATTTAGATGTTCCTTTAAGTGTAACACCAACTATCACTAAAACAAAATCAGATTTAAATGTATTAGAGGTGAAGGTATCAATTTCAGGAAATAGCATTCAAGGAAAGGTAATTCGAGAAGTCGGTTTATTTAATGGAAGCGACATGGTATATAGAGCCAACTTTGATGGAGTTGGCCCATTTTCCACAACAGAAACATTAGAACTGTTTATTTTGTTGGAGGTTGAATAATATGGTAAATAATCCGAACTTTTACGGACAAAGCACGACTGGAACACCTAATCAAATTGAAGATGGTCAAGATTTTCCTCATACTGGGATTATTAAAGCCCTTTCTTTGGGATTAGGACAAAATTATGTTATTAGTGGTTTTAATATAACTGCTGGAACAAATGCATATACTCAAGTAAATGTCTCCGCAGGAGTAATTTGTAGAGAAGGTAAGGTTATTTCTTCTGGAGGCCATTTGGCAAGCGGGGTATCTAATTTGACGATGGGTTTTACTACTGCTAATGGTTA